TGAACGACGTTTAATTTTGATGCGGTTGCAGGGCCAGTAACAACGGGAAGCGGAACCTCAGGCGGATACTGAAGGTCAATTAAAGCCTGAACTTGGGCGATAGTTGGGGCTTGAGTTGAAAGGGTAGATGCCGCCTCAGAAACTGTAGCTGGCAAAAAAACAGCCGGTTTCGGCGCTACCGAAATTGAGCCAATAGCAATATTTACAGATGTGCGGAACTGCCCAGCAGCGCAATAATTACATTCAGAACCTGTAGCCGCAATCCAATAATAAGAAAAATTTGCAGATGAACCGTTTTGGGAATTAAAAACAACTCGGGTATTGGTATTTGCAGCCTGAATCAACGGTGCCAAAGCCTGACCAGCAGCATTGGCAGAAGGATAAATATATTGCCAACCGTTGAAAGATGAACCCCAAGCACTACACGGAGAGACCGAACAGATAGAAGGATCGCCCTTTTCTAAAGCACCAGTAGTCGGGTTGACACGCAAAGCGGCAGCGTTGTACGCGGCTTGAAAAGCCGGAACAGCGAACATAGCCACCACACCAAGACCACCAACAGCAGCACCCCAAGGTCCGGCAATTTGAGCGCCGCCAATAATGGCAGAGGCTGCAAGGGCAATTGGGGCAACTGTGCCAGTCAGGGGAAGGCCGATTGATTGTGAGGCGACCGTAACACCCGGAACGGCCTGTGTCATCGTTGCATTTGCGCCGGTAAAAGTGGGCGAATTTGCAAATTTAATATCGTAGCCCTTAGCAATAGGCGTAACAACTGGCGAATATCCTGCAGCAGCAAAAACTCGCGAACCGGAAAGCAGAGCGGCGAGGAATACGAGCGAAGCGAGTATTTTTTTTAACATTGGGTAGACCTTTTCCATTGAACACCGGCCGATGCTCAACAGAAACGGAACTAGCCTAGATTAGGCAGCGCCCTTAGCGCGCTTGATCCACTTGACACCAATCAAGATGCCGACAACGGTCACAGCCAGACCGAACATGACCGGGCCAAAGCCAGTTGCAGAAGCCGACAAACTGGTCACAGCCGCCAGAGCGTCCGCAGGGTCAGCAGCGAACGAAGAAACGGCAGCCATACCACCACCAGCCAAGAGAGCGCCATTACGCGCCAGAGATGCTTTGCTCATTGAGAGACTCCAAAAACGCCACCTTTAAAACGGCCCGTGATATGCCACGGAGAGAGAACCGAATGTGTTCCATGAGGGTATGACTCCAAAAAGACTTGTCGTGTGTCATAGCACGGCTCAATGTCTTTGCCAGTGAACACGGCACGATTAGTCACCAAGTCCTGAGGGTTGACACCGATTCGATAAACGGCAGTATGAAAGCGAGGGAAGAAGGCGGCACGGTCCCCGAAGAGCGCACCGAGAAGAGAACCGAAAACGGGGATTTTGACCTTGGCAAATGAGGTATGCCGAACCGTCTGCTCAATGAAGGACTCCCGCAATTGTTTATCGACCTGCACCACGTTTTGCATGATGTAAAAAGTGTCGAAACCATGCTTTCGAGCATGCGCGAAATAGTCGAGAACCCCAGCACGTTCCTTATCGGCAAACGTACGAGTATTGAGCCATGTTCCCATTTCATCCAGGACAAGAGCGCCGTTTAAATCCTCGTCATAGGAATTGGGGTTTCCATGACCAGCAGCGAGAAGATCAAACGCCTTTGGCTTGTCAGGGATACGAACATAAGTGGACTTGGAAAACGGCCCAAGCATGGGCTCCAAATTCAAGTCTAGATTCGTCGCAACAAGGCGCTTATTTTTAAGGTAACGGTCACGGATAAGCATGACCGCATGCTTGCTTTTCCCCGTCCCCTTCTTACCGGTAAGCGCATAGTCTGTCACTTGTCATGCCACTCTGAAAAACAGTGGAAGCCCGCAGGATGAGAGCAAGTAGGCTCCATTGAGTAGTAAGCAGCACAGCCGAACTGGGTTACGACGACGAAGAGAACAGCGAGTAAGTTGCGCATATCAAGAACCGTAAGTGTGAATACCGTCACGCTGGACGCGATAGATACCGGTGGCAATCCAGACAGACCCGATACAAGCCATGACCGCCCCCGCATTCGAGGGGATGAACATCCCGACGCCCATAAAAAACATGCTCACCCACGCAATGCCGCCAGTGCTACCAGCGCCAGAAATTAACGCACCAACGAGACTAAACAACGAGTCCAAGCAAATACGGACAGAAATCACATAAGCCAAAAGGACAGCCATCCAAGTCGTGTAGGCAGCAAGTTTGAGAGCGACCTTAAAGGACGTGAATTGTGAGAAAAGAGCGACGAGAGCGGAGCTAATACCGCCAATGAAAGTAGCAAAGATAGGCATTAGAAAGTCCTTTTAACCATACCAAGGCAAAGCCAGAAACCACCCAACGCCCAGATGTAAGCCATGACCGCACGCATGCCATCCACGACAGGACAAGGATTGAGAGAACCCATGCTCTGACCTGTCATGCCATTGGGCAAAACTATCGGGGAGCAGGTAGTAACAGCAGGTGCGGAAAAGAGGACAGACCAGCCAGAGAGAAAGCCCTTGTCAGCAGTACCCGCAACAGTGGTACGAGCAGCATCCACCGCCGTTTTGTAATCAGCGGAAACCTGAGCATACTTATCAGCAGCGTAAACCGCAGGCAACTTCGACTCATCAACATTAACGACGCAGGCAGGCAGAGGGGATAAACCACACTGAACCGGCTTAGGCTCAGCAGCAGCAGCAGCGGCTACAGATGGGTCATAAGCGCCCTTTGTGGCCGTGGTGGTCGATGTACCGGGGGTAGTCGTGGTGCCGGTGACATTACCAGCCGCATCCTTTGTAGTGGTGGTCACAGGTGGCGTGGTCACGGTTGCAGAGCAGACCTCAATGATTTCAACATTGGACCCAACATATTTCAAATCGTAATAGCAAGCGTCTGTTTTTGTGCCACCCGTGGGGAGCGCCTGAACGACGTTTAATTTTGATGCGGTTGCAGGGCCAGTAACAACGGGAAGCGGACGCTCTGGCGGCTGTGACCAGTTTGTCGGCTTCTGCAACTGGCTTTGGCCCGGTCATGTTCGGTCTGGCTGTGACCGTTGTCGGCATCTTGATTGGTGTCAAGTGGATCAAGCGCGCTAAGGGCGCTGCCTAATCTAGGCTAGTTCCGTTTCTGTTGAGCATCGGCCGGTGTTCAATGGAAAAGGTCTACCCAATGTTAAAAAAAATACTCGCTTCGCTCGTATTCCTCGCCGCTCTGCTTTCCGGTTCGCGAGTTTTTGCTGCTGCAGGATATTCGCCAGTTGTTACGCCTATTGCTAAGGGCTACGATATTAAATTTGCAAATTCGCCCACTTTTACCGGCGCAAATGCAACGATGACACAGGCCGTTCCGGGTGTTACGGTCGCCTCACAATCAATCGGCCTTCCCCTGACTGGCACAGTTGCCCCAATTGCCCTTGCAGCCTCTGCCATTATTGGCGGCGCTCAAATTGCCGGACCTTGGGGTGCTGCTGTTGGTGGTCTTGGTGTGGTGGCTATGTTCGCTGTTCCGGCTTTTCAAGCCGCGTACAACGCTGCCGCTTTGCGTGTCAACCCGACTACTGGTGCTTTAGAAAAGGGCGATCCTTCTATCTGTTCGGTCTCTCCGTGTAGTGCTTGGGGTTCATCTTTCAACGGTTGGCAATATATTTATCCTTCTGCCAATGCTGCTGGTCAGGCTTTGGCACCGTTGATTCAGGCTGCAAATACCAATACCCGAGTTGTTTTTAATTCCCAAAACGGTTCATCTGCAAATTTTTCTTATTATTGGATTGCGGCTACAGGTTCTGAATGTAATTATTGCGCTGCTGGGCAGTTCCGCACATCTGTAAATATTGCTATTGGCTCAATTTCGGTAGCGCCGAAACCGGCTGTTTTTTTGCCAGCTACAGTTTCTGAGGCGGCATCTACCCTTTCAACTCAAGCCCCAACTATCGCCCAAGTTCAGGCTTTAATTGACCTTCAGTATCCGCCTGAGGTTCCGCTTCCCGTTGTTACTGGCCCTGCAACCGCATCAAAATTAAACGTCGTTCA